TTCAGCGCCTTCAGCTCGGCCCGCTTGGCGGCGGACAGGAACGGCAGTTCCTCGATCGGCGTGCCAGACTGCGCCCTCGCCTGGCCCTCCTTGAAGGCCTTGTAGTGCTCGTAATAGCACTCGGCGTAGGTCACGTAGCGGCCTGAGCCGCCTGGATCACGAATGTAGATCGATCGCTCGTCCGCAGGCACGAACAGCCAGGTCTTCTGGTCACCGACATGCTGGATGCTACACAGCTCGATGTCATCGAAGATCGGACGGCCGGCCTCCTTAGTCTTTGCCGCGTTCTCGACCTTCTCGGGCTTGAACTCGATGAACAGGTGCGAGGTATCGCCCACGAGGCTCATGGCCATGGTTTCTCTCCCCAATAGATGACAGGAGCCCGCAGGAAACCCTGCGGGCTCCGACTTGATGCCTTGACTACGTGATGCGTCCCTGCATGCGAGGCCGGTCAACGTGCAGCAGCACGGTGGTCGGCCCGTTGGTCGCGGCCGCAGCCGCCAGTGCGCCCACGATCTCCTGGCCGGCCGCCGAGGCGGCCACTAGCCCCGTCGCGGCCACGCCGACAGCCGCCCCGAGCGCAAACGTCGTGCCGGTAGCCTTCGCCGCCGTCGCCATGCCATTGATCTGATACCAGCCATACTGACTGGCGACATTCGCCGACATCGCGAAGGCTACCGGGCGCGGCAGTGTCGAGCCGACCGGTGCCAGTGTCGTCTGGTGCGTGGGGTCGTCCCACACCACCACCGATCCGACAATGGTATTGGCTACACCGAGCAGGTAGATGAACTCCCCGCCTCCGTAAGTCGGGTCCTTGCCGCGAAAGATCGTCCCGAGCTCGTAGATCTTCTTTGTCGAGGTGTCGGCAAACGCCTGCCCCAGAAGGGCATTCTCGGCAATGCTATATGCCATGATAGTGCCCTCCTTAAGAGCCTGGGGTGGAGTCGTAGAGTTTCACCATGTGCAAAGGATTGTTCATGGTTAGCTCGCCAAAGAACCCAATGTGCTGCACGACGGCGTCTTGGTTGATCGGCATCTGCTTGCCGCCGAACTTCACGAAATTGCGGTCCGGGTGGTAGCGGAACTTCAGCGCCGAAGTGTCGATGAAGTAGGTCGTGTCCGGCGGCATGGCCGAGCCGATGCCTCCCTCCAGCACCACATCCACCGACTTGCCCGCGCCGTAATATTTCAGTGCCGTGAAGCCCATCTTGCCGAGCGTCGACTCGTCGTTGATGCGCTGGATGGCGACCGTCGCCGCCGTGTAGGCGGTGTAGTGCGAGGCCGAGGAGAGGATCAGGTTCGGCCCCTTCGTGCCACGCGAGTGCGTGATCATGATATAGTCGAACATCGCCTTGATGGTCGCCGCCGACACCTGCGAGGTTGCCGGCGTGGCGGGAATGATCGACGCAAATGCCGTGTGCGCATCGTAGGTCTTTGTCTGCCAGACGGCGTTGGAACGCGCGATGCCTCCATAGGTGCCCGAGGTAGTCGTGGTCGGGATGACCAACTGCAGACCGCCAATCTGGTTCGGCAACGTGCCGGCGGAATGCAGATCCTCAGTGAAGCGATCCTGCAGCTCAGTCTCGGCCGCAGAGATGTGCTCCTCCATGATATCCTTGAGCTGATTGGCCCCGGAGTTCTTCAGGATGTCCTCGCCCGACAGCGTGACCGAAACGGCCGCGAGTTTTGGCACGAACTCGGCGTCGTTGAACAGTTCCGCCGGGTTCGGGTTCAGGTATTGATAGCCCGTATAGCGCGTATACGAGCCCGTCTCATTGTAGAGCAGTCTTTCGCGGATGGTCGGACCCGAGAAGGTCTTGAACTGCCCGCGGGACTTCATGGTGGACAGGAGCGCGTTGGAGTTCGAGACGAGGTCGGCATAGCCGGCCGAGCGGTCTTCGAGCGCCAGCGAAAAAGCCTCCTGCAGCTTTTCAACTGATGTGAGTGCCAATGTGGCCTCCTATTGAGGCAGGCCCAACAAAGCCCAAGACTTGTCTAGGGCTGCCCTGGTGGTTGGAGACGGTCCACGGTTGCGAGGGTCTGAGCCTGCGGCCGGAGCACCGGTGACAGAGAGCGATCCACGGGTCTGAGCCATCGGATCGTGCGCGCCGGGCTGAGCGGCTGCGGGAGGTGCGCCGGTCTGAGCGGCTGCGGGAGGGGGAGGCGCTGCCGGGAGCGGGTTGAGCCGCTCGGCGCGCACGTAAGCCTCGTCGAGATTATAGCCGGCCCTGACTTGGGCTGCAATCTCCATCGACAATTCGTCAAAGCGTGGCTTGTCGGCCGCAAATTGCTGGATCTCGCCGAGCAGGCCCTGCGCCTCCTGGTTCTGCAGCGTGCTCTTCACCTGGCCGAGCTCGCCCTGCAGCTGTTGCTGCAGCTGACCGATGTGGTTGCGCAGCTCCATGATCTCGCGGGCGGCGCCGGCCGACGCCTGCTCTGGCTGCTGGCCCGACACATGCGCCACCAGGTCCTGCACGGTCATCCCGGCGTGGCGTAAGAGTTCCTGGATGGCCGGCATCGGATCGCGCGACTGCAGCGTCTGCGACAGGCGCAGGTATTGATCCATCGTTGCCCGGATGGTCGTGCCGTGCTGTTTGGCGAGCGCGTCGTAGTCCTTCAGGTCGGCGTAGGCTGTGGCGTCGTCGCGGAGTTTCGCGATACCCTGCTCCATCTCGCGGAAGGCGCGATGCACCTCGGCGCGCACTGGTTCGGGGGCGTCCTTCCAGGCCGTCTTGGCGTCAGGGGAAAAGCGTGTAGGAGGATCAGCGAAATGGCCGTTGAGTTTTGCCTCGGACTTATCCTTGGCGGCCTCGGCCTTGCCTTCGGCTGGCTTATCGCCAGCCTGCTTCGCTACCTTGGCTGGGTCCGCTGATAGGAATTTGCCGTCCGGCCCGCGCTGCCGCTCCGGCTTCGCCTCGGCCTCCGGCGCCGGCTTGGCCTCCGGGACAGGCTCTGTGGTGGACTGGATGGGCTCTGGCGCGCGTGCCGGCTCGTCCACGCCCGCCTTGGCAAACGCCCGATCGAGCGAGCCCCGCGGCGTCGGCTCCTTGGCCCGCTCTGCCGGTGATGGGGGTGGCGGCGTAGGTGCTGGGTCGTTCGACGGCGCAGGCGCAGGTGCGTCGGCCGCCGGTGAAGGCGAGCCCTGTTCAGACATTGATGATCCTTGGGTTTAGAGGGGCGTCAGGCCCCGAGTCCGGCCTTGGAAAAAGCACGGCCGACTGCCGCCTTGATGTCTGCGCGGCGCGGTCGCTTTGGTGCTGGCGGCGTCATGTGCACGTCGTTGCCGACCTCGGTCACGCCGGCCGCCCGGTAGGTCTGCCGCAGCCGGGACTTGCTATCATAGAGCTTGCCATCGAGCATGCTTTTGACCGGCGGCATGCTGTCGGTCATCACATGCGGCGCAGGCAGCGTCGATCGATTAGGCGTCGGCCGGCAATACTCCTCCGCCGGGACCAAGCCGGTCCCGGTGACGATCCACTTCATCTAAGTGCAAAACCAGACGGTGCCGTCGTAGATGGCTGTCGTGGTGCCTGACACGCCGCTGCCGAATGTCTTGATCGTCGTGCTCGTGCCGCCGCCCCCGGCGTCGCCAGTCTTGATCGTCAAGACGAAAGCGTTCGTGTCACGCCGGTTGATCAGGATCGACTCCGCGTCCTTGCTGTCCTGCGGATAGTTGGTAAGCGTGATGGTCGCCGCCGCCACCAGATTGACGGTGATCACGCTGGCTTCGCCTGGGCGGACGTTCACAGAACCCGTCGTCACGTTCAGGATCCCCGCCGGATGGCGCGATCCCAACCTCGGTGCGCAGACGTTCAAGTCGCCGATGACGATGTTCCTGACCTTCCCATCGCGGTAATTCACGTCGTCGATGTAGACGTCATGCCCGGCCCGCCCCAGCAGCGGGTCGTTGGGCGCCGAGGTCGTGACCGATGTCAGCTTATGCGTCGGCGGAAACGCCCCCTCGTCCACCCAGGCGGTGCCGTTCCACATGTGAATATGCTGTGTATCCTGAACGAAATAGGTGTCGCCCAGCGTGCCGCTGCCGGGCAGGGCACTTGCCGTGGCTGCCGTCCCGGCAAACGATGCCTCCATGAAGATGTTGTCGTGAAGGTTGTAGTTGTAAGAGTTGTGCGCCCGGAACTCGGCATCAGAATAGACGCCGGCGACCACCGGGCTCATAATGCCGGAATAGTCCGCGCTCGCCGGAGGTGGCCTCGCCGCCACGTCCCAGGGTGAGCCGGGGTTGTAATACTGCATCAGTCGGTTGAACGTGTTGGCGAACATCGTGAAGCCGCGCGCCTGGTCACAAAACACCCCGCCGTAGTTCGAGATGTCGAACTCGTTGTCGTAGATGCGGGTGCCGCGGCAATTGCCGCGTAGCACCAGCGGGATCTTGTGTCGGCCGGTGATGAAGTTCCCCCGGAACGTCGTCAGGCCCAGGGTGCTCAGCAATACCTGTGGATTGACGATCGTGTTGTGCGAGTCGATGAAATTGTCCTGCACGAACATGTCCGAGCCGGTCAGGTCCATCGAGATGTTGCAGCCCTGGAACATGCAGTTCTTGATCACCGACCCGGTGCTGGTGATGCGTATGCCGCGCCGCGCGTTTTTGAAGGCGCAGAACTGGATCTTGCTCCACTGCAAGTCCCACAGATGGCCATTGTCGAGAATGTCCAAGGCGAGGCTGTTAGTATCGAAGTCCAGCCCGGTAAGGTAAACGTCGCGCAGGTCCGCCGACTGCGAAAATATGTGATTGTCGTTGTTGAAGATGGTTGCCGTGTTCTCCGTGTCCGATCCAGAGGTAATGCCTTCGCCGCGCCAGTTCATGCCCAGTAGCAGCGGCACCGTGGTGGAGATGCGGAACCGTCCCACCGGGAAAATCAACGGGACGAAATACCCCGGCTGCACGTTGTTACAGAAGGTCTGCGCATGGGACAGCGCCGCGTCATTAATTGGCTCCAGGCCCGCACCATCCGACTGGGCCGCCGTGCGGATCTCGCCGCCGAACATCGTGATATAGACGCCCTGCTCGATGTCGAGCATCCAGTAGCCGCCGTTCGTCGCGTCGGTCGCGCCCGTTGCCGTGTAGCGGTCTACCGAGCGGATGACGCCACGATTGGCGTCGAGCGGCGCGACCGGAGCCAATGTCATCCGGCTGTAACGCGCCCCGCCGCTGCCGGCCACCGAGTAGCCGGCTGTCCTGATGCTCTTGACGCTGTTCGGGATCGTGGCCGCTGAAATGGCGGCTACGCTCCCGTAAGATGCTGTATCACCACCAGCAGGCCCCGCCGGCCCGGCGGCTCCAGTTGCGCCTGTTGCGCCGGCCGGACCAGTGGCTCCAGCGGGACCAGTCGGCCCCGTTGGCCCCATAGGCCCAACCGGACCCTGGATCTGCCCGGCGTCGTCGAACTGTGACGCACCGTCCCAGACCCACAAATGGGCCGGGATCGGCGACGAGACGATGTACCCATCGCCCAGCACATGCGGCCCCGGCAGCGCCAAGAGCGCTGTGTGATCCGCGACCGTGCCCTTGAACTCCAGCGCGGACCCCGCCGGACCCTGTGGCCCTGCCGGACCAGTGGCGCCCGCTGGCCCGGCGGGACCAGTCGGACCCGGCGGACCGGTAATGCTATCTTCTGGAAAAACCGCACTATCAACGACGTCATCCATCTGCCCGCGCAAGGAGGCGGGCGAGATGAGATGCGCACCATTATCGGGAAAGTCGGCGGAGTTTTCGGCTTTGAGAGCGGCGCGGGTCTTGACCGCCATTATTGCCAGACCCGCTGCGGCGAAACGATCGTCGTTTCGTTGATCAGCGCCACGTTGGCGTATTGGACGCCCTCGGTCGTGCCATCCACCGCAACGGTGCCACTGTCCGAGAAGGTGATGCCGAAATGCGTCCGCTCGGCAGCCGGCAGCAAATTGCCCTCCTCGTCCGTCTGGTCGAGGCCCTCGATCTCCTGCTGCTCGCGCTCGCCGCTAATGCGGACATTGGCGTGCCAGCCGGTCTTCATGAGCGGCGGCGTCACTTCATCCGGCGACGGCACGTCGACGATAAGTATCCCGCTTTCATACTCCGGCGTGCCGATCTGCGGATCAATGGTAATGTCCGGCAGCGGCCTGTTCTCGTCGTCGACAAACAGCGCGGTGCGCGCCATCGCCTCCCAGTCCTTGCGGGTGGTGGCCCTGAACAGAAAATCGATCATGTGGTCATCGCCTGCAGCTCAGCATTGCTGGGACGGCGCGGCAGATAGCGGACCTTGCGTATCCAGCCGTTCATGTTGATCCCGCCTGACCCAAACCCGAACCAAATCTGAAGGGGAGCCAGGATGGCGGCAGTCGCCCCGGCATCAGTAGTCGGCACAAGTCCCTTGGCGCTTATCGCCCGATCACCGGACTGGAATGCGACTGCAGCTCGATTGATATTGCCCGTCGCGCCACTGCCAATGATGCTGTAGATCGGAGAGCTGTCTGAGTCCATGCCGTAGAAATGGTCGCCGCTGGAGAATATCGGAGTGGCAGCGGAAGTATTGGTGCCGATAATCCATTGTGAAGTCTGGCCGAGTTGCGTGTAGTGCTCCACCCACCAACTGCCCGCCGTGGCGCTGTAATTAATCGATGCCGCCTCAATGAAAGCCCGATCCCCCGCCCGCGTGACCGTGGCGGCGAGCGTCGGGATGGGCGAGGTGGCGACGGTGCCGGTTTCGCACTGCGCGCCCCATACGAAGACCGTCTCGCCACCGGTCGCGTTCCATGTGTCAGCCTGATTGTCGGCGGAATGACAGGTCAGCGTGAAAAAAGACCCTGCCTGAAGCACAGTAACGCAGCGCCAGATACCATTCCCGCAATTCTCCATGTAGCCAGTTGAAGTGCCCTTCTGCGTTCCGACCACGCCGGTCGCGAGATTGAAGTAAACACCATCGGTATTCGCCCCCTGCGCCGACACACAAATCCAGTTCAGCGTGCCGGCCTTGGCGTAGATGCTGTTTGGCCTTACCGCTGCGGCCCCGGTGGGGCACCATATCTGCTTTGCGGTAGAACCAGCGGCCATCGTAAATTTAATAAGTTCGTTCGCGCCATTCGGAGCGGTTCCCTGCGCAAGCGTCCTTGTCATCCCAGCGATGAGCGTCCAGCCAGTCGTCATGTTCTTACTGTCGACGACAAGGTTCGTCGCCGCTGGCTCGCACAGCAGCCCCCGCGCCGCGTGCGTCACCGGGTCGTAGTCGAGCGCCAGCCCAAAGCGGGCGGCAGTGGTGGTGGGGAGGTAGGCAAGCGGGACGGTGCCCTTGTTGACTTGTACGCCCCAGATATAAATACCGGAAGAACCATTTCCTGCATAGTTATATGTTGTTCCGTTATGAGTATAGATATTCACCCCTGTTGAGGCAGTAATTGGCATGGAACAACGATACCAACCATTTCCTACACTCTGAATTGTTGCTCCTCCCGTCGAAGAAACACCACCGCCCGGAGCAGCTAGGACAACACCAGTTGAAAGATTAAATGCATCTCCATTACCAGACCCATAATCATAAAACATAACAAATGAGCGTTCCGCAGCCTTGGCATAAACAGAAACCACTCCAGTTATCGCGGTATATACCTGGCCAACGTCGTGTGCGCCGGTGCTGCTATCTTCAATGAGCTTGTCAGCCGTAAGTGTTCCATCAGGAGCTGTCGTCGCATTTGCTGTTACCGTTGACTGTTCTTTTGACCAACTCGCGTTATCAAACGTCTGGCTTTGCAACAGCAGATTATGCGGCGACCAGCCCAGCGTCCCCGCCACGTCATAGACCATCTTCGGCGAGGTGCCGGCGTTCTGGTAGAAGGCATCCACCGCATAGGCGAGCGTCGAGCCGCTGCTTTTCAGCGCCACCCGCTCGGCGTCCACCGGGTGCAGGAAGTCGGTCGCGAAGCCGTCCGTCTCGCCGGTCAGTAGCAGCTCGCCGCCGGCCGGCGTGTGCGCGCTCCAGATCGAGCCGTCCGCATTAAATAGCGTGATCGGCGGCGCCCCTGACGCCACGATCTGGATCGGCGGCGCCGGGCCGGTCGTCACCACGAATGGCGGCGCACCGGACGGCACCTGCACAAACGGCGGTGCGCCGGACGCCACTACCTGCACTGGAGGAGCAAGGACCGCCATTATGCGGCCTCCTTAGCGGCAGCCTTCGGCTTTTCGGCGACGGCCTTTGCCTGCGCCCCGATGCGCTCGATCTCAGCGTAGATCTTCTCGATCTCGGCCTTGGTCTTCTGCATGTCGAGCGCCCCGGCCTGCATGTCCAAGGCGAACTTGGCCTGCAGTTCCTGGATCTGCATGCCGGCGTCGTGCTGCTGCTTCTGATGCTCCAGGCGCATCGCCTGCATGGCCATTTCCATGTCGGTCTGATGCCGCTCCTGCTCCATCTGCATCTTCTGCTGCTCGGCCGCGGCCTTCTGTTGTGCGGCTTGGCTGTCGGCCTGTTGCTTCGCCTGAGCGATCTGCTGGTCGCTCTGCTGCTTCGCTTGCGCGATCTGCAGCTTCTGTTGCTCGGCCTGCGCCTTGGCCTGCGCCGCCTGCGCCTCTGGCGAGGGCGGCTGCGGCTGGCTGGCCTTCTGCTCGACCGTCTCCGCGAATTTTTCGATCGCCCCCTCCAGCTCGCGCCCTGCCCTGAAGCCCGACGCCAGGAATTTGAGCATCTCGGACGCAAGCGGCGCGATCTCCGGCAACTGTGCGGCCACGGGCACCACCTGGCCAATGAAGCCGCCGACCGCCGTGATGAACTCGGTCCGACGCTGCTTCTCGGCGTCCTCGTCCGGCTGGATGGTCGAGTCCGTCTCGATGTCGAGCACGAACGGCCGGACCTTCTCCGACCGCAGCATCTCCATCACCTTCTCGACCGTGATGGCCTGCTGCATCTGCTGCTGCGCCTGTTGCTGGATCTGCTGCTTTTGCTGCGTCGCCTTCTGCAGGGCCTGCTGCGCCAGTTGCGGGTTCTGCTGCACTGCCTGCATGACCTGCGGGTTCTGCTTCGCCTGCATGATCATCTGGTCGATCTGCATGGTCTGCTGCTGCACGGCCTGCATCGCCTGCTGCTGCACCACCTGCGCGGTCGGCAGATCCTTGATCTGCGACATGTCGAGCAGCGCCTCGGGCGTGAAGTTCTCCGCCATGATCTCGCCCGCCATGCGGATGGCGTCCCGCGCCAGGCGGATCATCTCGGCCTGCTTCTCGCGTATCCTCACCGCGCCCGTCTGTGCCTTGAGCTCCTGCGCGCCGAGCGTTTCATTCGGGTCCGTCTGGCCCCTCATAATGTCGCTGAGGCCCGTGATCTGGTAGACATCCTCGATGAGCTGTCGACGCAGCGCCACGAGCTCGGTGATGACCGTCGCCACGTCCTGCACCGGCAGCCAGACGATGCTCTCCTTGAGGCTCGAGCCGCCAAGGGCTGCGAAGTTGCTGACCCCGACCAGCACGGCGCGGTTTTCCTGGTCGGCGAAGACGTTCTCGATCGCCTGTGCCAGGTCGCCGGCTCCAGAAGGATAAAACCCTTTCATCTTAAGCGCTTCAGCGAGAGAGCTAATCCTCGCTGTCATCTCGTTGATTTCTTCGACCTGATCTTTGTAGTAGAGAAAATCCGGGACAGGGATGAGCGAGCGCCGCTGCAGCGTGGCGTATGCCGGCTTCGGGCAAGGGAAGAAGCCCTCGAGGTTCGGCAGCGGCAAAAAACCGTCCTGTGGCGGCTCGCCCGGCACACGCTGGTCGAGCACCACCTCGACGCCCTCGGAGATCCAGACCACCACGCGCTTCGGGCGTGACCATATCTGCCAGACGCCGGCTTTTTGCTCCCCTTTGTATTCCTCGCGGCTATCCTTCCTTTCCTTGAAGACGGCGCTCTGCAGCCAGTCCTCCTCGGTGTCGGGAAAGCGCGCGTGCATCTGCTTGCGCGTCAGCCAGTCGCGCCGCGCTACCCAGCCCACCTCACGCCACTTGCGTGCCGGCTCGTGCAAAAAGTCGCCACGGTCGAGCTGGTCGAACTCCACCATTGTATCGCTGTTGCGCAGCCACATGACGCCGCGGGCGTGGATGGCCAGATCGTCACGCACAAGCTTCATCGCCTCGTGCAACTGCCCGTCGTTAGCGTCAGTGACGGAGATCAGCGCGCGTTCAAGTAGTTCGCTAGCTCTTCGCGCTAACTCCGTGCGATCCTTGAATTTTGGCACCACAACAGGGATCGGCGGCCGGGCGTAGATGGAGGGCATCATGACGCACATGTTCGCCCAAAAAATCTTGAACTCACGATCCGCCGTCGTATTCCCGAGCAGATCCAGCTTGGCGTAGAGGTCGTCGATCGTGTCACACTTCGTGTGGTACTTCTCAAAGCAGTGCTCGGCGTCTGAGATCAGCGCCAGCCACGGCTTTGCATCGTCTGGCTTTTCGGGCGGCTGATAGGCAGGGCTCTCCTCGGCGTTGTCGCCGAGGTCTTCGTAGGCGTTAGCCACGAGGGAACAGCCTCGGCACGGGACCGAGCCCACCCAGCATCTGCAGGAGGAGCAGGATCACGATCAGCGCCCCGATCACCATGATGACGACCTTGGCGACCTGCGCGAAGGGCGCCGGCATCGGAATATTCTGCACGGCGTAGAGCAAGACCCATAGGATCAGGCCGATGATGATCAGGTAAACGACAAAGTAGATGAGGCCCTCAATCATATCGCGATCCTCCTGCCGCTCCTCGGCGGTGGCGGTCCATGCAGGATGACCTGCCCAGGCCGTAGCGTCGGCTTTGGCGTCACGTCCTTCACCGGGATCTGCTGCCAGGCGAGCGCCAGGTAGCGAAAGGCATCGCTGGCGTGGCTCGCCCAGTTGTGGTTGTCGTCGTTCCTGAAGACCTTCTTGTCGTCATCCCAGTCTCTCGCATATTGCTCCAGAGCCGGGATGCCATAATCCTCGCATCGGGGGTGAAAGACAGCCCGAGGCAGGGTCCGACGCACGGCGTTGATCCCGTCCAGCTTACGCATGTTGGGGCAGAGCCTCGGGTTCAGCCCGAGGAGCTGCATGGTCTCGAGCCTCGATCGGCCGCCAGTCGTGCCCCACTCCCTCACAGATGCGTCGTGAGGCACCCAGTCGATCGTCGCCCACTCGCCGCTCTTCTTGTCGCGCCAGCGCGGCCAGCCGTGCTCCTGGCGCTTCTGGTAGTCGAGCTCCGCGAAGCTCTCGAGGTGCCCGTGGTTCTCTGAGTGGCAGTCGAGCAGCACGACCTGCGTGCCCTGGACCTGCCACCACCAAATGCTCGTGTCGTCCCTGACACCGATATCCCAAGAAGTTAACACTGGCACGCCTGGCAGCGCCTCCACCTCAGCAATGCGGCCCTCAGCGCGCACTGCGAGCATCTCGCGGGCGTAGTAGGCGCCGAGGATCGCGGCGTTGAAGCTGACGAGGTATTCCTGCTCGTAAAGGGCGCGGCCTTCATCCTGCCCATAGAGGTCGATGTAGTCGCGCAGCTCCTCCTGCAGTTCCTCTTCCGTAAACACCCCAGTCTGGTCGACGGTCAGTAGCTCGGTGAAGTAGTCGGAACGCTTTGACCAGCTATCGAACATGGTCTTCGCGTGGTTCCTGCCTCTCGGTGTCGTTATGAAGAGCGCCCAGCCCTTGTTCTCCCGGAGCATCGGCTTGTGGTATGCCCACGCTGACGGGTTCGCGAGCGCCCATTCGGAATACACGATACCGGCCGGCCCGCTGCCGACCGTGGCGTTGTAGCGGTCGCTGCCGATCAACTGAAAGGTCGAGCCGCACTTGAACTTGATGAGCATCTGCTGCTCATCCTTGCTCTCCCTGAGCACCTCCGGGAAAGCCTCGTCAATGCGCCTCTGGCCGGTGGCGGCATTGATGCCGTTCCACAAGGCTTTGCGGGCCATTTCGTACTCTGGCAGGCAGTACCAGAAGGTTGCGATCCGCTTGTGGAGCAGTTCGCAGGTTACCGCCAGCGCCACCTCGTCCTTGCCAGCCCTTCGATGCCAGCAAGCCAGGGCGCGCTTGCCCCCGCCAACCATGAACCGGTGCAGCGGCTGCTGGTAGTAGCGGATCGAATGGGTTATCTTCACTCAGGACGTGTGTCCAGCGGGGGACTTTGACCATTTTGCCCTGAATTGTGGGCACTGCTGGTTGAGCCGCTCTCGATCCCGGCCTCATAATCGCAGATGAGATACTCCAGTTTCGTTGCGGCTTCAGGCGTAGTCACGGGCCCTTGCACGTAGTCACACATGACTTCCAGGGCGAATGCGCGGAAATCCTTGGTATAGACCATCTTCGTGTCGGGTTCCCGCCGTTCGCAGACGAAGTCGATGACATGCTTCAGGGTCTCGGCCTGCTTCAGGCTCTTGGGAATAAGTGGAATAAGGCTCATTGCCTCTCCTTCTTCGCCTCGTAGATGGTGACGAACTGCACCGGGCCGCCGTCGGGGGCGGCGTGGGTGAGGTCGAGCTTGTCGCCATACTTCTTCGGGGCGATCTTCGACATGATCCACTTGCGGGCGTCGACGCGCAGCCGCACTGCCTGCACGTCCTCGTTGGTGGCATTGTCAGCCATTTCAATGATTTCGTCGGCGAGGGCGTCCATTTGAACTGCCCGCGCGTGCGCGAAACGGGAAGCAAAACCGTCCTTGTCGGCATCGGCCCAGAGTCTGACTGCGGTAGATGAAACAGGGATATCGTCATCTCTGCAGACTGCCTTGAGCGCACGGCCTTCGGAGAGGCGCGCGCATATCTTATCTGCGAGCTCTGGCGTGTAGACGTGCTCCCCCGCGCGTCCTCCGCGTGGCATCAGTTATCCTTGTCGTCGAGGCGCTCGTATGGGGCGCGGTATGTGTTGTTGGCGATCTGGATGCCGGAGCAGCCGTTCATGTGGAATGTCTTGACGGGCTCGCCTTTTGGGAGGCCGTGCTCGACGTATCCGAACCAGTTGTTCCAGAAGCCCATGTCCTGGCAATTCTGCATCCGCACGATGGCGTCGTATTCGTCCGATGTGGTGCCGAAGCTTTCGTCGATGTCGGGGTCTTGGCCGATCATGCAGCGGTTGAAGCTGTTGCCGACAAAGATGCCGCCCGAGCTGTTCTCCATCGCGAGACCCGACCAGTCGCAGATGTCGAACCTGTTGCCGCTGAAGATCGTGGCGTCGATGTCGCCAGTGATCTGCATGGCCATCTGCGGCCGGCCGGTGATGAAGTTGCGATTGACCCAGTTGATGCGGAACGATCCGAACTTCATGGCGAATGTATCGGCACCTGCGCTGATAGAGTTACCAGTGCCGGGATTGTAGTTGGAACCGCTGATGTAGTTGTTCTCGATGAGGTTGTCGGAGCCGCGGAAATTTCCGGTGCAGAGGTTGTTCTGGAAAAAGCAGTTCATGATCTTGTTGCCCAGGAGGGCATTGTCGAAGACGTGATTGAAGTTCTTGAAGCCGCACTTGTCCCATGTACTGTAGTTGATCTGGTGGGATGTTGAAGGCTCGATCAGGTTGTATGGTTGGGATCGACCATCGAAGCAGAGGCCGGTGAAAGCCATGAACTCGCGGGTGCCGCCCGCGAAGCTGAAGAAGTGGGATTTGCTGTAGCGGATCTGCGTCCTGTATTCTTTTTCGTCGTTGTAGTGACCCTCGCCCGTCCAGTGCATGCCGGAGACGAGCGGGATGGCCCCGGCGCTGTCGATGCGGTAGCGGCCGATGGGGAAGTGGAGTGGGAGGTAGAAGCCCGGCTTGTGGGTCGAGCAGTAGTTGTGCGCCTCGCGGATGGCGGGGCCGTCGTCGTGGCTATTGTCGCCGATCGCGCCGAAATCCGTCACCCTAACGCATAGTGGGTCGACTGCCATTTTTCCTCCTGTGTGTCGGAGAGACGGGCGATCTTCGGGCATCGGGCTAGGGACTGCTCGGAGGATCGCCCGCCCCCGACCCTGTCACCTGCGGTGCGCGCGAGGTGCAGGATTGGTGAACCAAAGAATTGCGGTGCGCGTTTGGCCTAACCGCCACCCCGGCGGTGGAGTTTCCCTATGCCCGTCTATCAAGGCAAGAAAGTTACCGTCGTGCGTGCCGCCAAGCAGGGCGACAAGGGCTTT